TCCTTTGACAGATAGCCATGCAACTTCAGCATTGTGATCAATAAGGGAGTCCAGATTGTCACCAACATAAGTGAGAAAACAAGAGATAGGAAGACCCTTGATGTCCTCTCCGTCTCTGGGTGCATTAGACAAGACCGGAGATGCAAACATAAACCAACACTTGCTAGCATAGTCATAAATCCGTTGAGCAAAAGCATAGTCACCCTCGCAATATGCGACAGCGGCACGTGCGAATGCCTGTTGTGCGTACAACTCGCTGTCTGTCATGTAATAATCTTTGAGCAAAGACATCGCTTGCTCAGTTAGTTCCTGATCCCTGTGTAGATCTATCTTGATCCCCAAGTAATCGACTACGTCTGACATCAATCAATTCCTTCAATAGATATTTCACATCGCTTGAGTTCTGAACCCGGAATGTCATACATACACGCATCAAGAACGTCTTGGATAATTTCTGTGATTCCATCTTCATGCCTATGTTCAGGCGAAACTTCAGTTATATCTATTTCAAACTGCAAGTCAACCTTTATTTCAACACTCATTACCAGTTAGTCCCTTCTGTTTCCTGCATAAGCTCAATCATCTTTTCAAGATACCATTGGGCTTTACGTGCATTCTCTATGGGGTCACCCTTATTCCAGAGACGATGCAACATATACTTGAGAACATTACCACGGCAATACGAAATAGCATCGTACTTACCTAGTACATCAACGATGATGTCATAGGTTTCGTATTGTCCGGTATTGTAGTGTTTTGGTTTCATGACCATGTCAAAGATTTCATCTTCAACAGTGTCTTCAATCATGGCGTTAAGTTCTGATGTTAGCTCAGAGCGAATGTCCTTCAGACTCATCATGCACTCCCGTGTGTCTTCGTATCAAAGTTAAGGGTGATAACATTACCTTCCTTAGTAAAGTTTGGCTTGTCTTCAATGTCACCCAACATTTCATTGATCATATCTTCATTGTTAGAGAAGAAAAAACCTTTTACGTAATCTAAAAAGTCTTCATCGTTCTCCATCAGTAACAATGTACTAGCCATCATACCACACACAGAGCGTATCTGTAGTAGCTCCTCATCCGATAGGTCATCTTTAACATCTTCCTCAATGTGAGCGGAGATAGACCCTGTCCACTTGCCTTCATCATCAAACTCAGGCTCGACTGCTACAGCAAACGATGAGTGTGTTTTATCTAATATTTCATCTGTCACAAGACTACCTTTCTATTTTTTCGCATGGGAACGCTACAAGTTTGGGGTAAGTGGTCTTACCTTTCTCTTGTATCCACTCATCTGGGACATCCTTGTCAGCGTACAGGAATCCGTGCTTTTCACACCAATCTCCATACGTAGTCTTAGCACCTTTCCGTAGCTTAGCATTGCTGTTGCTAAACACAAATCGGATATCTAAGTTTGGATGTTGTTTCTTGATTGCTATGTGCTTCACACGATCAGCAGGCGTGAACCTGCCTTTCGTTTCTATGATGATCCCGTTGGGAAGTAGGAAGTCTGGTGTGTACTTCCTGTACATCAGATCTTCCCATTCAATCTTGAAGCATTCGTATTGGGCTTTACACTTCCGTTGATTCAGTGAATCCTTAACTACATGCTCAAGACCTGACCTGTAGCCGTGACGGATTGCGTTACTTCTTACTTTGCTTCTTCTGATATTCATCTGCTATCTCAACATATGCAACGATAGGCGGTTCCTTCGCCTTAGATGCAAGTGCGGGTAGCTCCTGTAGAGAGGGCCAACACTTGTGTCTGAACCTACACCAACCACATTCTTCACCTAGAACTTTATTGCCAGTAGGTTTAGTCCTGAATGTCTCTTCGACTGGTTCAAAACAACGCTTGAACTGATTGGATTCAAGTGAGTCAGCTTTCTTAGCGACATCCTCAATGATGTCATCTAAGTGTGGCTTCATGTCCCATGCGGAAACATACTTGAACTCACCATTAGCTTTATTAACTACCCACCAGCCGCCGGGATCAACTCCCAGTGCTTTAGCGTAGCCTGCTAACTGACCAATATACCCAAAGGCATCATGCTCTTTAAGCGTTGCATAATCCTTGAATTTATTCTTGTATGACCACTGAGATGCTGACTTAATATCGTCAACTCTTTTATCCATAATTAAATCATGAGTGCCATCAATCTTATGACGGCCTGCTATTAATGTAGATTTAAATCCATCACTGAAGTCCACGCCCGCTTCTGTCAACACTCCTTTGAAGACAGCTTCCACGATGTCACCAATCATCATGTTCATCAGGAAGTTAGCGGGCATATCAATGCCTTCCTCTGGCTTGTTCTTTTCAAACCACAATTGGCATTCGGGACGACCAATGTTCGACATGCGCAATGAGAACTTCCGTTCCTTCTGATTGAACTGCTTCCTTACAGCTTCCTCTACATCACGGACGATGCGAGCGATTGTGGCATCTGACATGCCACGCTTCGCCTTACGAACATCCTCTAGATACTTATGTATCCGTATCTCACCGGGGTGCGTAACATCCATTACTCGTCCCCGTCCACTTCAATGTCAATGAAGTCTTCAACTAAAGCCTCGTCTTCAGCTTCCATCTTCTGAGAACGCTTGTCGTTCCAAGCACTGACGATGTATTCATTGTAGTTATTAATCCACTCAATGAAATCGCTGAAACGTCCCTGATCACCATCCGATAAATCAACGGAGTTAGTCAGGTCAATTGACGCTGAAGGCACATAGAACTTTGCACCTGTTGGGATTGAACGCTCTTCTGAACCACATGTGATCCAGTGCTGTACAGGTAACCGGCGTTGCTTAGCCATTTGAGTGAATGGTTCACCTAATGTCTTGAACGCATCACGATTGTCGATTTCCCAGATGAATGGCTGGACATCCGTGTCCACTTCATTGCCTTCCCCATCCACAGGGTTAACCAACTCCACCTCGCCCAAGAGGACACGAACACGTTTGATCTGCTTGATCAGCGTCTTTGTATCATCAGGCAATGCCTGAAAGTCTTTGATGTACCCTGCGGGCTTGCCACAGTTAAGACCACCTGTGTTGTCTTTCAGATCCCCATTGAGATCTTCAGCCATCAGTGTCTTGATGTACATGTTGTTGTTTGAGTCGTAGCGTTTGTACATAAAACGCTGTACGAATACACGCAGATTAACACTCTCCGCATACACATACGTGTCATCGGGTAACTGAAGACGGAACATACCTGCCGGTACTACCTCCATGTTCTTCATCTTACCCTTGATATCAACCTGTCCCATGACTGGCTGATTCCAAATACGAAGACGTGGGAGTGTAGAAGACTTAGCTTTACTGTCCCCACCCATGTCCTGCGTCATACCCATAGCCTTTGCCATTTCAGCAAAGTTGCCTGAGTCCAATGTTGTTACTTGATTTGTCATTTCAGACCTCCTCTTGTTCTAGCCAGTTTACACCAATTTTTGCTTCAAGCAATAGTGGGACATTAATATTTATCAAAAATCTTTCGTCAATGATTTTCTTGAGATCACCATTAACTGACTCAATTACACCCAATACTTGATCTTCCTCGTCCGGGTGTATGTCTATGACGATGGAGTCATGCACACTATTCACAATGCAGGATTGTAATCCTTTCATACGCTTTTCAATCTGTAACAGTACAGCAGGTACTATATCAGCAGTTGCGAATGACTGCACAGGATAGTTCTTAATCGCTGTGAAGTTAGTGACTGTGCCGTTGCGTCTACGCTTAGTGCCGGGAAACTTAAACTGCCTGCCACTAGGTGTGGTCATTACACCTTTTGATAGCACCTCCTTGGCTAACTCTTGGTGCCATCGTCCGATACCTTTGTACTTCTCTGTGAAGTGTTCGTAGTATCTTGCTTCTGCTGGTGTTCTTCCAAAGCCTGTTGCTCCGTAGAGTGGAGCGAATGTGTGTGCCTTCGCCTCCTGCCTGCTAGTTGCCTGACCCGCTTCCGAAATGACTTGTGCTGTGTATGAGTGGACATCAAAACCCTCCGTGACTTCTTTGATTGCTACCTCATCCTGTGACAGGTAAGCCGCTACCCTGAACTCTAGCTGAGCGAAGTCAGCCTCCATGATCTTACCTCCTGCAAATCGGGAGATGAATACCCGTTTTACAGGAAATGTACCGCCACGTGGCATGTTCTGCATGTTGGGGTCACGCCCGGAGAACCTGCCTGTGGATGTCATGTGCTGTGTTAAGCGAACGTGTAGCTTACCGTCTGGCTTGAGGAAGTTCCTGATGCCATCAACAAAACTGCTGAGGTAAGTGTCTACCGCACTAAGCCTGCGAATTTTAGATAAGAAACTGACAGCCTCATCCATACCCTTGGACTTAGCGATACGCTCCAAGAACTCAAGGTTACTCTTGCTGGTGCTGAATCCATTAGCACTGTGCCACTTGACTGATGGCGCAGTGAACTTCAGACCGGCCAGTTGATTCAACTCTTTGAGTACATACCCACGGCCAATGCATGTCGAGCACTTACTTGCGTTTTTAAAGTCAGATCCATCTTTCTTCTTTTTATAGTAAGTACCATTACCTTTGCAGTCAGAGCATTTAACTGCCTTGGTGCGTCTCACCGGGGATGTTGATTCATTAATGACTCGTTTGAAGTCAGTAGGACTCATATATGGATCAGTCGCCATAGCCCACTGCGTTTTGTTCTTGGGCTTACGTGAATATATTACCCAAGATAACTGCTCAGGTGAGTTGAGATTGATCGGGGTATCACCCATGAGTGACTGAACGTGCTCATTTAAATCACATATAAGTGATTTTTTCTCCGCCTCAAACTCTAGGCGTACCTGATCCAATGCTTCCGTGTCTACAGTGAACCCATTACGATAGATTCGGGCCAGCAGTGAACAAGTCTCCATGGTCAAATCAATGACAGTCATCAGCCCACGATTAATGTCGTCACGTAGATCAAGTGTTTGCTCATAGTACAGAGCGAACGTAGTCTGCAAGTCAGCGTACAGATACTCCTTCAGTTCCTCGTATGGTATCTGATTGATTGCGTATCCCTGCTTCATGTAGTTCTTCAGAGTGTCCTGCTTCTTAACTGGGAGATCCCTGCGCTCAGCAATAGCCTCTAAAGATAGTGGCTCTTTGATCGCTCTCTGCATGACGTACTCAGCTAGCATGGTGTCCCACACCGGACCATCGTATTTGAATCCAGTCTCCCAGATCCACAATAAATCATGTGGTGCGTTCTGTGCGATCAGTAAGGTTGTTTTATCTAATATTGCTTGTATCTCATCACAATCATTTTTGCGATACTCATACTTGCAATCGTACTCAGTGTGGTCAAAAGTGTAATGCTTAGGCTCTTCTCCCTCGACCTGTATGCCCACCATAACTAAACTGTTTTGTGGTTCATACGGATCAAGGTGAAGTTTACCGTCACGTTTAGTCACGGTGTTCTCAACATCAAGAACTATTTTCATTTTTGTGATTCTCCAAATATCTGACAGCACTTTGTAAGCGCGGCAGATTGTCTTTGAATTGTCCTAGTCCACTGTTGCAATTAAAACACAGCCAACCCCTAAAAGTTTCTGTGTCATGGCAATGATCTAAAACCCATGTTTGTAGTCGCAGTTGCCCATGCTGTGCTATTTCATCTATGGTCCTTTCACAGATAGGGCACTCGTATGCAGGATCAGTAGGGTAAGGATTATCCTTACGTAAAGCACGAACAAGTGCTGACTGACCTCGCCTGCATGTGTTGCACTTCCGTTTTACCTCACCAGATTCCATGTGCTGAAATTGATCAGGGGGTTGCCTGATGCCACAGTTATTACAGACGTATCCGATTTCTCCATCGTAATGATGGACCTGCGTAGGATCAAGCCCAAACATGTCCAGTTGGCTGGACACATTATTACGATTCATATCTTCCTGTCTGACTCTGTAACTGAACAGTAACGTACCCGTGCCAACCACTTAGTTTGTTCTTGGCTGAATTGATGTGACGTTGCATATCATCTTCATCCTGATTCTCAGTTACCGGGTTTTTACTGATCAACAACATGAGGTCAGCCTCAGATGCCTTACCAGTTTTACTGCCCTCCATCATAGATTGATTGAGTGCTATTTTACCTTCTGCGTCGGCAGATAACTGAGACATATAAAATATCGCACAGCCATACTCCTTGGCTATCTGACGAGCGTGTATTGCACAGTTCTTCAATCCTTCATGCGACTGATCCTGAGCGAACTTATCCCCCATGTCGAGCACCAAGATGTCAGGGCTGTAAGTTTTACATACAGACTCTACCCACGCCATGTCACGGCCAGTGGCATCTTTGATCTTAATGTTCTCTTTGAGTTTGGACCATCGTTGTTGCGCAGTGCGTGGACTGTTCTTAATCTCTTTAAGAGTCATCCCGGAGGCGGCAGTAAGGTAGCGGGCACCGACACGGTGTGTACCTTCTTCGTTACATAATATAACGCACTTGGCACCTTGCTGTGCAAAACCGTCTGGTCCAGCAATCATGCTTGCGTGGAAGGATGTTTTACCTGTATTCGGTCTAGCACCTACAACAATTAAATGCCCGTCATTGACACCATGAATACGAGTAGCCAGTTGATTAATATTGAACACCCAACGTGCTTCAAGATCATTCTTTTCAAGCAATGTCTCAATCTCCAAGTCATCCCACTCAATATTCAGATCGGGCAAGAAGTCATCACGATAATGATCAAGCATTTGTCGCAACGGTTCCAGTGTTGTCTTCGTACCATTCACATAGTCGAAACCAACATTCGCAATCTCTTCACCAAGATACTGCCTGAAAAGTGTAGATAATATATCCTGTGCTACGTCATCACCGATAGGCTGTTCTTTGCGTAGCTTCTGGAATATCCCTTTGTACCCCTCTTTCTGTGCAGTCGTCATCGTTGGATCAGATGCAAAGAAGAGTCCCTCGACTTCATCGACTGTGAGGTCACGATTGTACTTACTAATCGCCTCATCAATGAGAGTCTTGATCTTGCTTACCTCTTTAGAGAACAGCATATGGGGGCACTTAGCCCCCTTGTGGCTGTCGTAGAACTCCTTATTCAGTAAGCTCTTGATGATAGCCAGTTCCATTATGATGGCACCTCGTCATAGTACCTAATAATAAGATCCAATGCATCAATGTGCTTTTGAATTTCAGCAAGGTCAGCGTCACGATCATCCTCAAACACAGCGAATTCAATATCACCCTTGGTGCGGGCATTGAATGAATCCATCATGTCATCCATGATCTCCTTTAAATCTGCCACGACAACTGCGTGAACAGTTTCGACT